CGATGCCCAGGATCAGGACACCGTGACCATGGCCGGCATCGACCTGCTGCTCGGCGCCGAGATGGAGACCGGCCAGCGCCCGCGCATTCTGGGTGCCCCCGGCCTCGACACCCAGACCGTCACCGCGCACTTTGCCGGGGTGGCAAAGAAGCTGCGCGGCTTCCTCTATTTTGCCGGGCAAGGCGCAAGCGTGGCCGAGGCGATCACCTATCGCGCCAACTTCGGCGAGCGCGAGATGATGATGATCTGGCCCAACTGGAGCGCGTCCTTTGCGGGCGATGCCGTGGCCCGTGCCATGGGCCTGCGCGCCCGGATCGATGCCGACACGGGCTGGCACAAGACCATCTCGAACGTCCCGGTCACCGGGGTCACCGGCATTGCTGTCGACGTCACCTTCGACTTCGGGAGCGAGGACACCGACGCGGCCCTGCTCAATGCCGCCGGGATCACCACGCTGGTCCGCTTTGCCGGTGGCTATCGCTACTGGGGCAACCGCACCTGTTCGAGCGAGCCGCTCTATGCCTTCGAAAGCGTGGTGCGCACCTCGCAGGTTCTGGCCGACGAGATCGCACAGGGCCTCGCCTGGGCCAGCGACAAGCCGATGACCATCCATCTGGTCAAGGACGTGATCGAGACCATCAACGCCCGCATCCGCACCTATGTCACGCAAGGGCGACTGATCGGCGGCGCGTGCTGGTACGACCCCGCGCTCAACGCCGAGGCCGATCTGGCCGCTGGCAAGGCCGTGCTCGACTACGACTTCACCGGCGTCGCCCCGCTCGAAGGCCTCGAACTCAACCAGCGGGTGACCGCCCGCTACTACGCCGATTTTGCCAGCCAGCTGGCCTCGTAATCAGGAGCATTCCCCATGGGGTTCCCCTTCAAGCTCAAGCAAATGGACATGCTTCTCGATGGCCTGGGCCATCTGGCAGAAACCGAGGAAGTGACCATCCCCAAGCTCGTCATCAAGACCGAGGACTGGCGCGGGGGCGGCATGCTCGGTCAGGTGCCGATCGACATGGGCCTCGACAAGCTCGAGTTCGAGTTTTCCATGGGCGGGCTGATTCAGGCCGCGCTCGCCCAGTTCGGCACCACGGCGCTCGCCGGTGCCCTCGTGCGCTTCGTGGGCGCCTATCAGGAAGACCAGACCGGCACCGTCAAGACCATCGAGGTCGTGTGCATGGGCCGCTACACCGAGATCGACTTCGGCAATGCCAAGGCGGGCGACAACACCGTCCACAAGTACAAGATGGCGTGCAGCTATTACCGCCTGATCGTCGATGGCGTCGACTGGATCGAGATCGACCTGATCAACATGATCTTCATCGTCATGGGCGTCGACCGCTACGCCGACATCCGCGCCGCGCTCGGTCGCTGATCGCCCTTCCCCGTCCCCTGCTTTTCCGTTCCGGGCGGCCCGCTGCCCGGCGCCCCTGCCGACAGCAAGGCGGTCCTGTCGGCAGGGGATCTGCCCGACCGCTGCCCTTCTCCTCACAGGATCGCCTCCCATGACGCAGCCCACCCCTGCTTCCCCCGCCACCGTCACCATCGCCTTCGGCCAGCCCATCGTGCGCGACGGTGGCCCCGTCGAGAGCGTAATCGTGCGCAAGCCCAAAGGCGGCGATCTGCGCGGGGCCAAACTGACCGAACTGATGGCCGCCGATGTCGATGCCGTCGCCCGCGTGATCCCGCGCATCACCACTCCCGCGATCCTGCCCCACGAGTTCTACGCGCTCGAGGCCGACGATCTGGCCGAAGTGGTCGGCACGGTGGTCGGTTTTTTTCTGAACAAGGCCCAGCGCGAGACCATGGCTTCGATGGCCGGGGGGATGAGCGGGGCCTGAGCGTCGAGAGCCTGATCGCCGATATCGCCGCCGTCTTCCACTGGCCGCTCTCGGAACTCATCCGAATGGAGCTTGCCGAACTGATCGACTGGCGCCGCCGCGCCGTGGCGGTGTGGAACCGCATGAACAACCCGGAGTAACCCCTTGGCCGACAACCGGCTCTCGCTGATCGTCTCGTTCACCGGCAACGACAAGCTCTCGGGCGCGATCAGGAACCTGATCGGCCTGGGGCGCAACGGCGATCAGGCCCTCAAGGGCATGTTCAAACAGGCCAACAACCTCAAGAAGGAAATGGCCAATCTCGACAAACAGATCGGCAAGACCACAGACAACGTCGCCCCGCTGATCGACCAGCAAAAGGATCTGGCCGCCCAGCTCGAAAAGGTGAACGCCCAGATCGACCGGCAGAAGGCGCTCAATGCCTTTCATGCCGATACCAACCGGATCGACCAGCGCGGCGCGGCCCTGCGTAGTGCCGGCACCGACAATGTGCTGGGCGGGGCCGCCATGGCCGCACCGCTGATTCTGGCGGGCAAGGCAGCGATGGATTTCTCCTCGGGCATGGTCGACATCGCCCAGAAGGCGAACCTGTCGCAGGACCAGACCAACGCCATGGCCCAGGGCATCCTGCGCGCCGCGCAGGCCGCCCACCAGATGCCCGAGGCCATGCGCCAGGGCGTCGATGCGCTCTCAGGCTTCGGCATCGACCCGCGCGAAGCCATGCAGATGATCGGTCCCATTGGCCGTCTGGGTACGGCGATGAAGGTCGACATCGCCGATGGCGCGGCGGCGGCCTCGGCCAACCTGCAAAACCTCAAGGTGGGTCTGGGCGATACCGGCAAGGCGCTCGACATCATGGCGGCGGGCGGCAACGTGGGCGCGTTCGAGGTCAAGGACATGGCCCGCTACTTCCCCAGCCTCACCGCGCAGGCCCAGGCGCTGGGCCAGTCGGGCCTTGGCGCCGTGGCCGATCTGACCGCCGCCCTCGAAATCGCCCGGCGCGGCGCGGGCACCAGCGAGGAAGCGGCCACTAACATCGCCAACCTGCTGGCCAAGATCAACTCGCCCACCGTCACACGGGCCTTTGCCAAGAACTTCGGCGTCGACCTGCCCGCCGCGCTCAAGGCCGCCTATGCCCAGGGCAAGACCCCGATGGAGGCTCTGGCCGCGATCACCCAAAAGGCCACCGGCGGCGACTTGTCGAAGCTGGGCCTCGTGGTCGAGGACATGCAGGCCCAGTCGGCCCTGCGCACCCTGATCCTCAACATGGACGACTATCGCAAGATCAGGGCCGATCTGGGCAAGAGCGGCGGCACGGTTCAGGCCGCCTTCGCCCAGCGCGAGGCGCTCGATGCGTCCGTCGCATGGCAAAGCTTCACCGGCACGATGAGCGCCCTTGCCATCACGCTGGGCGCTACCCTGCTCCCGTCGGTCACGCAGTTCTTCGGATGGGTGAACACCGGCGTCTCGGCCATCGCGCGCTGGGCGCAGGCCAATCCCGAACTGGCCGGGCAGATCATGACGCTGGCCAGTGCCTTCATCGCGGGCCGCATGGCGCTGGGCGCGCTGCAATTTGGGTTCGGGTCGGTGCTCTCGGTCCTCGCCACGCTGCGCAACGGCTTCATGATGGTTCGCGCCGCATTTGCGGTACTGGCCCCGATCATTGGTGCCATCGGTCTCTGGCCCATCGTGATCGGCGCCGTCTTCGCAGCGCTCGCCTATGTGATCTACAGCCATTGGGGCGCGATCACCGGGTTCTTCCAGCGCACCTGGGCCTCGATCAAGGCTGTATGGGACGGTGCGCCCGCGTGGATGCGGGCGATCGGCAGCATGATGATGGACGGCCTGCTCAACGCCCTGATCCCCGGACGCCTCGCCTCGCGCCTGCTCGAAATCGCCCAGGCAGGGATGACCGCGTTCCGCAACTACTTCGGCATCAAAAGCCCTTCGCGCCTGATGATGGAGATGGGCGGCCACATCACCACTGGCCTTGGCCAGGGCATTACCGGCGGCACAGCGCAACCCTTGCGCGCCATGGGCCAGATGGCGCGCCGCGTGGCGGGCGCGGGGGCGCTCTCGCTGGCCGGTCCCTCGCTCGCCCCATCGGCCATGCCCGGTTTTGCCCGCACGGGGCCACAAGGCGCCAGTGCCCGCGCAGCCCCTGCTGCGCCGATCACCATCCACATCCACCAGCAGCCCGGCGAGGATGCCGAAGCGCTGGCCCGCCGCGTCATGCAGCTGATCGACCGCGAAAAGCGCGCCTCGGGCCGCTTTGCCGACGATTTTGACACCTGAGAAAGGCCCGCCATGCTCGCCGCCATCGGCATGTTCGTGTTCGACACCCAGACCCTCCTGCCCGATCGCATCGGGCGCGATCGCGCCTGGCGCCATGCGCGGGATGATCGCTTCCTCGCCCCGGCGGCCTCGCAGTTCGTCGGGCCGGGCGACGACAAGGTGACGATCACCGGCACCCTCGTCCCCGAACTGGCGGGCAGCGCCTCGGCCATCGAGACCCTCGCCGAAATGGCCAACGAGGGCGAGGCCTGGCCCCTGATGGACGGCACCGGCACGATCCTTGGCACCTACACCATCGACCGTCTGGCCAACGAAGGCGCGCTGCTGATCGACAATGGTCTGGCCCGCAAGGTCGATTTTACGCTCGAACTCACGCGGGTGGCCTGATGTCTGATCCGTCCCCTTATGCCCAGCCCCGCGCCGCGTGGCGCGTCACGCTCGACGGCGCGGATCTTACCGCGACCCTCGCCCCGCGCCTGATCTCGCTGCGCCTGACCGAAAAGTCCGGGGAAGAGGCCGACGCCCTCGAAATCGTCGTGCAGGACACCGACGCGCAGTTCCTGCCCCCGCGTCAGGGCGCCACGCTGTCCCTCGCGCTGGGCTGGTCGCGCGGGACGGGTGTTCCCCTCGGCCTCGTCAACAAGGGCACGTTCACCGTGGACGAACTCTCATGGTCCGGCCCGCCCGACCGCGTGACCATCACCGCCCACAGCGCCAACTTCAAGGGCAGCTTCCGCACCCGCAAGACCCGGAGCTGGCACGACACCACGCTGGGCCAGATCGTGGCGCAGATTGCCGCCGACAACGCCCTCACGCCCGCCTGCCATCCCGATCTGTCCGGGCAGATCATCCCCTCGGCCGAGCAGCACAACAAGAGCGACATGCAGTTCATCCGTGATCTGGGCCGCCAGTTCGACGCCTTGGCCACCGTCAAGGCCGGAACCCTGCTCTTCGCCCCGCGAGACGCCACCACCAGCATCAGCAACAGGCCTCTGCCCACGCGCACTATCACCCGCCAGCAATGCAGCACCGCCTCATGGCGCCGCGCCGCGCGCGAGAAGGCGCACGATGGCGCCCAGGCCCAATGGCACGACCAGCAGGCAGGCCGCCGCAAGACCGTCTCGACCGGCGGCACTAACCCCCGCCGCCTCAAGCGCGTCTACCCCAACGAACCCACCGCCCGCGCC